ATCAGGGTCAACCTCATAGCGGTAATGGCGCAAGCAGTTTAGACCATCTGCGGTATTTTCTCTATCAAAGTAGCAATTCGGGAAGATAGTTCTCGCGGCATTGATTGAGTCAACCACCGGCACGCGCTCCAGCACCCGCGTCTTAAACCCTGCGCTCCGCACAATGTCCTCGATGCTTCGACCTGCAGCGGCCAGCGTCTTGTTCTGCGCATCGTGCGGAAGCCAGATCGTGTCGTACACATACCCGAAGGATTGCAGGTCAGCCAGATAGCTGGTCATCGTGCGCTGGGTGTCCTCAAAGTATCGGATCAGCCGAGTTTCCATCCCGATAAACTGTACGAACCACCACGCCGTAGCGTCGGCCCACCCAAGATCGCAGACCGCGTGGACCGGCTTGGTCGGGTCATACGGCACCTTCGTGATCCGGTTCTCAGTCTCGGCTTTAGCCATCTCAGCGCCAAAGATCGCCCCGTCAACCGTCTGCCGACACAGCCCTTCCCAAACCTGGTTATATGCTTCCTGATCCCGCGCCTTCAGCGCGTCCTTCTCAGACCGCAAGGTTTCAGGAAACCACGGGTTGTCAGACCAGTTGATTTTCTGAACCACAGCGTCAACAGGCGGCTTGGCAACAAACCGCTGGTAGGTTTCGTCCGTCTCTAGCTCCGGGTTAAACGTAATCCATATCTCGCTGCTTTCCTTACGGATGGTCGGAATTAGGATGTTCCAGCTATTCCGGCTGACCGTCTGCGCTTCCTCGACCCAGCAAATATCGATGCCCTCGTAGGATTTGACGTTGGCGATATTGTTCTTCAGCCCGACGAACGCAAACTCGCTGCCGTTCTTGCCCCGTAGCGCGTTCTGCGTAATCTCGAAGAAGCTAGTCATCTCCAGCGCAACGATCTGGTCGCACAAGAGTTTGTGAACGCTGTCGCGGATAGATGTCTGGAATTCCCGTGCGCAGAGGATACGCAGCGGCGACTTGGCAGCTTTGATGAGCAATGCCCTAGCAACCGCCCAGCTCTTTGCCCCGCCCCGCCCACCGTAGAGGACGCGATAGCGGGTCTTTGGTGGGTTGAATAAGACTTGCGCCTTGCTGGGGAATTCAGCCTTAGCGACTATACCCTGAAGGTCACTCATTCGGCTTTACAAAGCTAACCTGGATGCCTGTGAGTAGCGGTGCGCCGTCTTGCCCCGTCAGTTCTTGCTTGACGGTTTCGGACCAGCGCAACTGGGTTTTAGTCCACCAGATCAGCGCCGTAGTGTCACCCCCGATGGCTTTGCCATAAAGCGTCTTGGCGATCTGGCTGTTGGCTTTCGCTTTGCCGTCATCTAGCTCTTTGCGGTAATGCTTGCGCAGCGTCTTTTCGTCGATCCCCACGAGCGAAGAAATCTGTTCGTGCGGCAAGCCCAAACCGCTAGTCGATTCGACTAATCGGCGCTGCTCGTCTGTCGGTTGATGTTCGACCATTTTATATAAGGGAAATGTTACTCATCTGTTAACAATACGGCTTTCTTGCCGGTGAAATCTTGCCATCTCTTTACTATTACATCACAGTATTTAGGGTCTAGTTCCATTAAAAACGCTTTACGACCTGTTTGCTCTGCTCCAATCAAAGTGCTTCCGCTACCGCCAAACAAATCAAGAACATTTAGCAATTTAACATGATTACTGAATGCCCTTACCGATAACGCTACAGGCTTTTGAGTTGGGTGAACATAATTTGTGTCTTTCTTTATTTCCCACAAATCACTTTCATTTTTAACAATTTCGTCAATTTTGCCATTAAACAAGCAAAACTCATGTTGATGCCTGTATCCCTGACCCATGCCAAACACATTTTTTGCCCAAACAATGCAAGTTTTGTATTCAAGCAACTCCTGCAATACGCCGTAAAACTTCCAGTTGCACCAGATGTAATAGGCTTTAGGGTCAATTACCTTAATTACGTTACAAATTTCTGCAATAAAATTTCTAAATTCATTATCTGGCAAATTATCATTTTTAATTACATCGTGCTTACCGCTACGACCATCAAAAGCTACGTTGTACGGAGGATCAGTAAAGACCATATCGGCCTTCTGACCATCCATCAGCTTCTCTACCGCATCAATGCTCGTACTGTCCCCACACATTAACCGATGATTGCCAAGTTGATAAATATCCCCTAGCTTCGTTTTAGGCTCTACCGGGGCTTCAGGTACGGCATCCTCGTCCGTTAATCCATCTACCTGCTCAGGCTCTAGCAGCTTTTCAAGCTCGGACGGGTCAAAGCCCAGTAAGTCGAGATCAAAGCCCTCTTCCTTCAAATCAACCAGCTCAAGCGTCAGCAGGGCCGTGTCCCACCCAGCATTCATCGCCAACTGGTTATCAGCAATTACATAAGCGCGTTTCTGCGCTTCCGTCATGTGCGCCAGCTCAATGACCGGCACCTTATCCTGCCCCAGCTTTCGTGCAGCCAGCAAGCGGCCATGACCGGCAATAATGCCGTTCTCGCCATCTATGAGTATTGGGTTAGTCCAGCCGAATTCCTTAATGCTAGCGGCAATCTGCGCTACCTGCGCGTCGCTGTGCGTCCGGCTGTTGCGGACGTAAGGAATTAAGTCAGCCACCAGCTTGGTGACGACCTTCATTTCTTCGGCTTGTCTTTTTTAGCGGCTTCGCGCTTGACGTTGTAGGCGATGGCGACTGCCTGCTTCACAGGCACACCGGCCTTGACTTCCGCTTTGATGTTCTTTTGGAAAGCCTGTTTACTGCTCGACTTGGTCAGCGGCATCGTTCGCTCCTTTGCTCATTTCAGCTAGTACACGGTTGTACTCTTGGATTGCGCCGCTGATCTGCAACAGGATCGATTCATGTTGCTTCGCCAGTTCTTGCAGTTCAGCCAGGCGTTTAGCAATTTGGTCAGGTGTCATTTCTTTTTCGCTGTTTTGGCGCTTTCTTTGAACGCTTTAGCCGTGGGTGCGCCTTCTGACCCAGGCTTGCGCATACGTTCAGGGGTCTTGCCTGCTTCCTTTTGGCGCTCAATCCTCTCGCGCTTGGCGTGGATGTTTGCGTATAACCCAGGTTTAGTCGCCATTCGATTCCCCTTCGCACAACTCATCGTCGCCTTTGCTTAATCGCGTCAGCAACATTTGATAAATTGCTAATGAGGTTTCAGCCTGAATCACAAAGGTTTGTGCTTTTTGCAACTCACGCTGAACCTCGCTAATTTCAGCTTCGATGAACTCTCGGCTGATTTCCATTACGCAACCGTGCTGACCATAACGTAATAGGTCGTGCCGCCGCTGGTAACGGGAATAGTGTGCGTTACAACTGGCGAACCAACTTTGGCGCGGAATACACCGGTTGCGCTTACTGCGGGCATGGCAGCAAAGTTACCGACTTCGCCAGTGCCGCTGTTAGTCACGCGCAGGAACGATGCGTTGCTCCATGTGCCGCCGGATGCAAAGTCCGAATCCAGTTGCAACGCAGCCAAGGTGCCGCCAGGGTTAGTCGAAGTCCCGCCGATGGTGGCTCTCAGAGCATTACCAGCACCGCTGATCGTGCCGCCAGTGTTCACCGACAAGCTAACGTGTGCGCCGTTCGTGGTCTGCCCAGCGCCTTGCGCAGCCGTAACACGGGACAAAGCCCGCAGAGTTTCACCAGCGCCAGCGCCAGCAAATTCCACACGGGAATACAGGCCACGAAAATCACCGGACGTGTGCGTGGTGCGCGAATAAATCTGGTTTAAATTGCCCGATGCGGTATTGGCAATAGGCACTGTCGCTGTGCCGACTTCAAAACTATTTAAGGCTGGGTCAGCGTATGCAACGCCAATGGCTTGCGTGTTAGACATGATATTCCTTTCAACAATTCCAGTTCTTTAACGATGCCTTTGCCCGTTCTGCCGGGCCTTTGGCGTGCTTTACCACCCCTTCCATTCTCGCGCAAAAGCTCGCCTTGCGTCCAGCGTCAGCCTTCGTTTTGGGGTTTGGTGCTGGTGGTTTTAAGTTTGAATCATTCTTGCGGTTGTACTCTGCCCGACCCTTTGCGGTCATACCCGCGCCTTTCTCGGTCGGGTTGTAATTCTTGCCCTTGCCGGTCGTGGTCTTTGGGATAGGCTTGTCGTGTTTAGCCATTCTCAGCCTCGACGATCATGGCGATGTCGGCTTCCTGAATAATCTGATAATCCTGCCCGTCAACCTCGTGAACCGGCCAATCCAAATAAGTGCCGTTTCCGTACTTTACAAAGTCACCAACCTGCGCGTCCCGCACCTTCGGGCCAACAGCCACCACAGTGCCTTCGTTAAACTTTTCGTTGTTGGGGACGTACAAAATGTCCGACAGGCGGCGCACCACAGGGCGCACCACAACGCGATCACGCAACGGCTTTATGTCCATTTTTGGGTCTCCCTCGTTTTTTGACTTCCGTTTGCGCCATAACGTCATACACTGGAATAGACGCGACAACTGATAGCTGGTGTTCGCCACACCAATCCATTTCGTGCTTGTTTTGAGTTTCGGGAAAACGACGACACAAGCCCATAACCTGGGCCTGCGTAAAGAAACGGCAGGATTTGCAACGGACATCGCTCATAGGATGCCCGTTGTTTTATTGACAATCACTTTTTCTGGTAGGACGAACGGTCGTGCGTATAGCACACGCCCTTAGAACGGCCACCGTTAAATTCTTTGTTGCTGCCGGTGCCGTCAGCCATGCCCATGCCCACGCCGTTCACGATCTTGCCACGGCGCTCACCCGACGAATCCGAAGCGGACGCGCCAGCAGGCGGCTTAGTGCCGGAACCGTAGCCCTTTGGGGTCATTTCTGCGTTGTCTTTCATGATAGTCCTTTCAGTCAAGGAATTTGAGTTTGTACAGCGTCGAATCGATCAATTCTGAGATTTCGTCAATAATATTCTGAATTTCACTGTCTTGGGGTAAATGTTCTCGCGCTTCGTCAACAAATTTCTGCATTTGTTTAAGATAAGCAATTGGGTCTTTGCCTGCGTGAAAGTCGTCTGGATACTTTTTAATCTTGGTGTACCGCCCCTGATATGCCTCGGCGAAGTTGTCGGCCAGCTCCACGATCTGCTCGTAATAACGCCCCAGCGCCTTATGCGCCGAGTACGAATCTGTGGATAAGTGCATAAAATGCGTTACCGTGCTGCTGTGAAACAGCGTGGCTATAAACTCTGCGGCATCGTCGTCCATGTCAGCCCTAAAAAAAGACCGGGTTAGCGACCCCGGTCAAAGCAGCGAATCTTCTCAGAGGAGCGAAAAGAGACGCTGCCATTCTGTGTCATTAGGCACGGGTACGTCAACTGGCCATAATCCCGCGTCCACCAAGTTCTCAACCGTCTTGCGGTGCGCCAGCCACCAGGCTTGCTGCCGTTCCTTGCGCGACCATTTGCTGCCCTGATCGATGTCAAAGTGGCACGACGCACATAACGCCGCGATCAAATTGTCATCCGACTTAATCGACCGGCCCTTGCCGCCGCCCCAGTTAGTGTGCGCGGCTTGCACAAAATCATACGACCCGCATAGCTGACATTCTAGCGTAGCCACCAACCGCAATAGCTTCTGGCTGCGCACATATTTGCGCTTAGGGATACTGATAACGGTCATTTTTGTCGTGGTTTTTGTAAATGCTTTCCGATCTGCGGTCTAAGCAAGCGGCGCATATCCAGCGTTTTGTATTTCTAAAAGTCCTCATTTCGCCTGTCGCTTCCTCGCGGTGCGCCTGGCAGCTTGTGCAAAACCGGCGCTTTGGTTCAGCTTCCATTTTTCCGCTGCTCACGGTCAAAATAGCCATTTTCAGCCTCTAGCACCCGCAGATCATTGGCGGCATCCGATACGCCGTGCCAATCCGCACGCGTCACCATCAATTGCAAATAATCAATCAAAGTTTGTCGCTGCGCTTCGTAGTTATTCATTTCAGGTTCCTCTGCCGGATCATGTCGGCTAGCTCTACTGGCTGAGCTGCGCGGCTAGCTTCTTCGCATAGCTTGGCGCACTCTGTTCGTTCTTGTTTAATTGCCCAGCGCACCGCATCGCGGGTATCGCTGTGCAGCATGATGGCCGACTTTAAGATTTCGTCGGTATTCATACGCGAAGCATCAAACCTAAGACCTTCGACAAAAACGATTCGCGGCGCTGCTCAATGCCCAATAACACGGCCTGCATAAACTGTTCTTCTTTGCTGAAAAAGTTGGGTCGGTAGCACGGTGTGTAATGCGACCCGATTTTGATAGGTTCCTCTTTAATAAATTTTCCATCTCGCAACATCGTCACCTCCATTCAATGCCTTTTTGCGCTGCCCACGCATCTAGCCATTCAATAAACTCGCCAGCATCCTCTACGGAAAACTTGGCGCTCTGAAGTCCTAGTTGTACCACCCGATGCCCGTCTAAGCTCGGCACCACCGATCCGATCCGGCGGTTAGTGTCCGCAGCCCACTGGTCAATTAATAATCGCTTCCAATCCTCCAGCGTCCAGCTCGACCCCGCTTCGCCCATCTGCTTTGCGATGTCGTTAATCATGGCGTGAAACTTGGCGTTCTGGTCAAGCGTCCGCGTCAGCGGTCTGATCTCAAGCGTAAACTCTTTTCCTGCTTCTAGTGCTGGCTTTAACTTCGCCCACAAATTGCCCA